GATAGTAAATATTATGCACGATAGTGACTAACGATAGCTTGACATTTTAAAAATAGCTTTATATAACAATAGCAAATAACTTAATCCCAGTTATCTTTATGTGCCGCTACTAGCCAACCACATATTGTAACTGGGAAAGTTTAAGTCCTGTAGTAACTAGGACACATTACCCGCAAAACAATAAACTACCAGACTTACCTGAAAAGTAGTTGACCCAGTAGCAATACTGCACTCAATATACTCAGCCTCTGTAGGAAGTGTTTAAGCGTATTTATATTCTTATTCATTTATCTTAGGAGGATAAATCATGGCTTTTCCCAAGGCCCCAGGATATGGCAATTTACCAAATGGTTCGTTCAGTCCTGTAATTTACAGCAAACAGGTACAACTTGCTTTCCGTAAAGCATCTACTGTAGAAGACATCACCAACAGTGATTACTTCGGTGAAATCGCTAATATGGGCGATTCGGTTAAGATCATCAAAGAGCCTGAAGTTTCGGTTCAGTCTTATGCACGTGGCACACAGATCACTGCACAAGACTTGAATGACGAAGACTTTACGCTTGTTGTTGACCAAGCTAACTACTACGCATTTAAGATTGATGACATCGAAGCTGCTCACAGTCATGTGAACTTCATGACGATGGCATCTGATCGTGCAGCATATCGCTTGCGTGACCAGTATGACCAAGACGTTCTTGGCTATCTGTCTGGCTACCAGCAAGCTGCTAAACACGCTAATGCTAGCGTTGCTCGTACTACTGCCCCTGGCACTAAAGCATTGTCAGAAGCAGGTTCAGATGAACTGCTCTCATCGATGAAGCTCAAGAAGGGTGATTTTGGTAACATTACCACGGCATCTGCTGGTGATCATTCCATTCCTCTAGCTGCCCGTCTTCCTGGTGCAAGCTCACTCCCCACTGCAACTGCCTCACCTTTGATGGTCATTGCACGTATGAGCCGTTTAATGGATCAGCAGTTTGTTGATACCACTGGACGTTGGCTTGTTGTTGACCCTGTTTTCATTGAAATCCTCAAAGACGAAGACAGCCGTTTGTTGAATGCTGACTTTGGTGGTTCAGGTCTTCAGAATGGTTTGGTCATTAACAACCTCCACGGTTTCCGTGTTTATGTGTCGAACAACCTGCCTAAGATTGGTACAGGTCCTGGCACCACGGGCACTGCTAACCAGAACAGCAACTTCGGTATCATTGTAGCTGGTCACGAGTCTGCTGTTGCTACTGCACAGCAAATCACTAAGACCGAGAGCTATCGTGATCCTGACAGCTTTGCTGACATCGTTCGTGGTATGCATTTGTACGGTAGAAAGATTCTCAGAGCAGAGGCTATCGTAACTGCTAAATACAACGCAGCTTAATTGGAGGAAAACTAAATGGCTACTGTTGACGTATCCCCAGGAATTCAAGCAGGTACTAACCCTGTCCGTTCCCTTCGTAATATGCCTTATGTGATTGAAGCCACGCTAAACTTTGCAACGGCTACGACCACTAAAGGTAGTGCACTTGCAGCTACGGATGTTATTGAAGTACTCGATATCCCTGCTGAATCGGTTGTCCTTTCTGCTGGCTATGAAGTCACTGCAGCTATCACTGGTGATGTAACGGTTGATGTTGGCGTTACTGGCATTGATGCTGATAACTTCATTGATGGTGCTACGCTTGCTGCTGCTACTGCCGTTGGTACGTACGCACAACAAGCTGCTGCATTCCAGCCAATCATCCTTCAATCGGCTGATACGCTTGATGTTTTGATTGCAACTTCTACCACTGCTATTTCCGCTGGAAGTATTCGTGTGTGGGCAGTTGTATGTAGCGTTGCAGACCGTGTAGGACCTGCTTCGGTAGATCGTGAGCAACTTGCCTAATTTTTAGGCACATGGGGGTAGTGTCTTAGGGCATTACCCCATTCTTGTTTTTAAGCATTCCAATGATTCATTTTAATAATATTGTTGAGGTTGGATCTGTTAATGTGATGTCAACATCCAACCGTCCTATGTCCCCTGAAGAATGGGCACAATTAGCTGCAGATAAGATTGTGTATGTTGGTAATCAAACCGAGGGACCTATTAGGGATCAAGCTCTTGCCTACAAAGAGAAGATTAAAAAAGTAGTAGCGTACTACATACAGCAAGCAGTACTTTCCAATGAAAAACATTTACTAGCGAGGAATAAGTAATGGCTATTTCACAAGCAATGTGCACCTCCTTCAAGAAAGAACTGCTTGAGGCTAAGCACAATTTTCTACTCTCAGGTGGGCATACATTCAAGATTGCCCTGTTCACTTCCAGTGCAACACTTGGTGCAAGCACTACCGACTATAGCACGACTAATGAAGTATCGGGTACTGGATACACGGCAGGTGGTAACACCCTAACCCGTATCGATCCTACGACTAGTGGTACGACTGCATTCACTGACTTTGCAGATACTACGTGGTCTTCGTCTACCATCACTGCACGTGGTGCAATGATCTATAACACGACTTCAGGTGGTAGTGTGGCTACGACTGATGCAGTTTGTATTCTTGATTTTGGTAGTGATAAGACTTCTACCAGTGGTGACTTTACGATTCAGTTTCCTACTGCTGACGCAAGTAACGCAATTATTCGTATCGCTTAAGGGGTCTTAAATGGCATATCCTGGCCTCGTAGGTGCCTTATATGGTACAGGTGTCTACGGAACTGACGAGTATGGTCAAGTCTCTGGGGCTGGGGGAGCTACTGGTGCTATTTATGGCTTAGGCGTATATGGCACAGATCAATATGATACATGGTCACTGGGTGCTACCAATGTACCCGTTACAGGTGTATCAGCTACAGGTGCAGTAGGTACTGTAACTTTTGCAAGTACTGCAGTTGCAAGTGTCACAGGTGTAGAAGGCACTGGCAGTGTAGGCTCTGTCCTTGTCTCACTACCTGCTGTAGTTGCTGTAAGTGGCAATGAAGGCACTGGAGCAGTAGGCACTGTAGTACTACCCAATGTTGGTATTGCAGTTACAGGTGTAGAAGCAACTGCCTCTGTAGGCACTGTCACTGTCAGTACGATAGGTGCTATACTTGTAACAGGCGTATCAGCTACAGCAAGTTTAGGCAATGAGACTGTAGCTGCTGCTGCTAATACAAGTTCTACAGGCAATGAAGCTACAGGTTCAGTAGGCACTGCAACTGCCACAGGTGGAGCTACAGTAGCACAGACAGGTGTAAGTGCTACAGGCACAATAGGTGACGTTACTGTTATTGCTATTCAGCCTAGCGTTACAGTAACAGGTGTACAAGGCACTGGCAATGTAGGTTCAGTCACTGTACTTACACGTACTAATGTCCTACCTACAGGTGTAGAGGCTACAGGACAGATAGGCACTGTCAATATTGCAGGATCAAGCTTAAATGTTCCTGTAACTGGTGTAGATGCTACAGGTGCTATTGGAGATGTGCAGGTTAATGTCGGTATGACAGTATCCGTGACTCAATTCCAAATGTCTATATACACGAATACACCTACTGTAACCACAACTGAATTTAACTATGGTGCAGTGCAAGATTTATACAGCCGTAAACGCACTGTACTTGTTCCTCGTAAATCTACATCAAAAGATCGAGTAGCACTGGCTGCTTAAAACTAGGAGAATACTGTGTCATTTAGGTGGCCTAACAAAGATCCAGATGATACGTTGGATTACAGTGTAGATTGGTCTAGGTTTCTAGGCACTGGTGTAACTATTAGTACTGTCACATGGCATGTTGATGATGAGACAGGTACAAAGACATTGTTGAATGCTGGTGGTGCTACTGTTAATGGCATTCAAAATGTAGCACAAACAAACACAAGTACCGTAGCTACGATCAATGTAGGTTCTGGTACAGCTAACATCGACTATAAGATCTACTGCAGGATTACGGATTCATCAGGTAGTGTAGCAGAGCAAGTCATTAAACTAAGAGTCAAGGAACGTTAATATGGCATATGACTTCATAGGACTCGTTAATGATGCAAACAGAAGGCTTAATGAGCCTGAGTTAACCACATCTAACTTTGCAAGTGCTAAAGGGTTCTACTCACAGATTAAAGATGCAGTTAATAATGCTATTGCAGATATTAACCAGCAACAGTTTGAGTGGCCTTTTAATCATGTTGTACAGGAAGATGTACTCACTGCAGGTACTACTCGTTATGGGTTTCCTGATGATGCTAAGACAGTCGATATGGACAGTTTTAGAATCAAAGAGAATACGACACTAAATAACGATACGATAAAGCTGGCAGTACTAGCCTATGAAGATTATTTAGAGAACTATGTTGATCAAGAGTATAGTTCAGATACATCGAAACGTGCTGTACCTCAGTATGTATTTCGTGCTCCTTCACTTGAGTATGGTTTAGTACCTGCACCTGATCAAGCTTATACTGCTGTCTACGAGTACTATCGTAATACAGTGGCATTGAACGATGCCCAAGATGTACCTGCCATTCCTGAGATGTTTAGGAATGTGATCAATGAAGGTACGATGTATTACTGTTACATGTTCAGAAGTAACGAACAATCTGCTGCTTTAGCTGATGCAAGATTTAAAGCTGGTATCAAAAGCATGAGGACATTGCTGATTAATCGTTATGACTATGTACGTTCTACGATGATTCAGCGTAATAGTTTCTTTGTAGCTGGGGCTAGATTAGCAAATGGCTGATAAATGGGCTACTTACCCGTTTGAGTTTAAAGGTGGGT